ATTTAAAGGAAATACAAGAATAAGCCGAGGAAGGAAATAAGATAAGATTCACATTTAAAAATCTTCATTGAACGCTCTTGCTTGTTCCGCCAACTCCGCCTCTGTTAATGGTCGACCACGGGATGCCGCTATAGACTCATTAAATAACCTTGCCATTGTGTCCTCTCTAACAGCTGCTGCGCCATATTGTTGGATGACTGAAGAGCTGCTCCCTGCTGGTTCTTCTTCGTGTATATCCCTGTAGTTAGTATCAGGGTCACTTGGTGATAAGGGCTCATCAAAGGCATTACTAATATCAGCGTCCTCATTCATGTCCTCATCCTCTGAACTCATGTTAGCATGGACCAGTTCAAAGTCTACAGCATCCTCCTCCATAGCAGACATGAGCTTGGCGGACATTCTGGAGCTACGCACGCCAACGAAGAGATCTTGCTCGATAAGCCATCTTGTGGATGCTTCATCAATTGGGATACCTGCTTTAACTCCAGCCATAGCCTCAACTGCTGCAACACTCCTCGCAACACCTGGTATTAAGAGAGTAAGTCTTATCATGAATGTGGGCACAACTGTGCCAACAGCCCTTAATGCCCCTTGACACTCTGCTTGTATATTCAGACCAGACCCGACACCATTCATTCTCAGCCATGTATTACAAACACGCACATCATTAGCTATAGCTTGACGTGCAAATGGGTTCTTGCTTATAGCAGCCATAGTTGCAAGGAGTGATCGACCAAACGCAGAGAGCTGAGGGACTTTCACATCGTTTAAATGAGCCATGACACATATATAAGCTCTTAGCGCATCAGCATTCGATGTAACGCCTCTTTGTAAGATTGACGCAGCAGCAAGTAATGGGGAATTATGGGATACGTAAGGTGTTGATCTAACTTCTCTCGCATGGCCAACTGCTGTTGTTGCCGTTGCTTGGACAAGGCCTCTCACTTCGGAATGGGGCTCTTCTCCGACCTTATGCATACTGTGTTGGCTATGCAGTGCAGATATTAGTGATGGGATAGATGATGTTACAAGTGTAGCGACAAATCTCTCTTCAAGTTCATCGTGGTTCCTTGAATGCGCATCTAGCAGTAGAGGTGCTTGCCTCGCAATGGCACAGCCTATTACCCTATATCTTCTATTAACACTATCATGAAATAGTGTGAGTGAACAACGACTCTCATTGTACAAGTGCAATAATGCACATGACCCTTCAAGTGCTGTTTCAAACACGTAATTGATGATTGTTAAGCTTTTTGCTGCCCATCTAGCTGATGTTGCTGTATGTTCAGCAGCTGCAACTGCAAGTGATCTCTGATTTGCGGCTAAAAACATCCCAACCCTCCCGTCGACGGAGGCGTCACACGCACATTTTGTTATCCCAGTTCTGGTTAGAAGAATGGCAATATGGGTGCCTGCTAATATGGCTTCATCATCTGTGAAGGCCCCTATGGCGACACCGCGATATCTCTTATTAGTTGATTTGTATGGGACAACCCGCACACTAGGGCGTTCAAGTTGTTCAAGTTCATCAGTCAAAAATGCCCGTGTGGCTGTATGGTATGGATGGATGTTCCGTATCACACCTGCGACAAATGTTGCATGGAACGCGCTAGCCGACCGGCGGATCTCATCGATCAGGTGCCCGATAGATGCCTGATGGGACCAAGGTGTTTCGACTGTTCGACTCCTTCGTTTTTGTTTGATCCATATCTTCGCCCTATGCGCGATCTCGATTGGGAGTGATGACGATATGAATCTTATGAGATCTGGGTTCTCATTAGTTATTGCTAGCTTTGTCATGATAGCACGACATGCCTGTGCTGGCATACGATACTCAGTGATTGCGAGTAATAGTTCTTCATCTGTAGTTGACGCACCGGCTGATAAGTCTTCAATCGCCATCTGCATCTTCACAATCTCAATTGCTAATGCACGCTCGTTGTATGGGTGGGATATGAGCCGGTGCTTGGACTCGCGAAGTTTGCTTGCTGTTGCAGCGAGCATATCGAGGAGCCAGTCTATGTCCCTAGATTTGAATGTAATCTTCTTATCAGTTAAGGCATGCTGCATCTTGTCGTGACTCCAATTGCTATCTTTACCAATTGAATAGAGGAGTGATATCGCTGCTGAAACGGCGTTGTCAATTGCATGTATCCTTGATGCAGTGGCATCTCTTGTCCTAGCATGTGTGTGCTCTATCGCAACAAGTGGGACCGCAATATTTGTTAACATCGACTTAGAGAATATATGAGTCACAAGCCATTGCTGGAGCTCATTAGTTGGTAAGAGGGCAGTATTTGTGATCTGTTCATCTATAAGTGATGAAGGTAGGAAATTCATCGCATCTTCCATAACATCCATGAAACCTTGTATCCCTTCAACCAATGTCTGTGGGAACGGAGCTAATTGCTTAAGGTTAGAAGCTACTGCCCACTGATAGAGAGCTTTCTTGGTCTCAAATCGCATCTCCATGTAGTGCAGCAGGCATTTTCTTAACGCATCAGTGACTATCTCTTGATGTGCACAGTAGCTAGAAGGCAACGTCAGTGTGTTCTGGATCCCAGTACCCGGATCATGGAATAGCAAGGCATATAACCAATTCGATATGTCTTCTGAGAAAACTTCAAATATAATTGCTGATTGCAGCATAGCTGTTTTATTTGCTATGTCAAATGATGGTGCAATATGTTCCCTAATTATGAGTGAATCATATACAGCCTTCTGTGCTTCAAATAAAGCACCTTCAAACTCCCTTTCGATGGCTTCGGAAGACCTGCCGATAATCCTAGGGAGTTGGAAATTCATCGATAGTTCTGTTTCTGGTATTACAAACATCCCCATTGTTATCAAGGAGAAATCATAGCTAATGACTTTGCTTGGAGGCTTGCGACCAAGAACACCTGCTTCAATGATGGCGTGAGCTGCATGCCATCGCGCAGCTTCGATGTATGTAGTCCTATCTACTGATCTCTTTGTCTCGTATAGTTGCCTCATTCTCAAGGATAGATCGATCCTCGACCTGGATTTAAGAAGCCCGAAGTAATGCGTGGATATATCTGGCCTCTCCCCAGTGTGACCCCTAATACGATTCAACGATGATCTGGTGTTCTCAGTGAGAGCTGGCACCTCAATACCAAACAGCCTTGAGATTGCCACAACTAACCTAGCTGATTGCGGTGAGGATGTTACTGCTGAAGCCGCTACCCTACAAAACTTCCTCATCTGGTCTTCAATCCGTGAAGATGTGTATTCTGCCATCCAACTCAGGCTCTCTATTCTTGACTTTGCTAGATTTGTTGGCTCAATATATGTTATATCATTTGCTATGAGGGCATAGTCACTTGTCAGATCAAAAACCACCGTTATATCAGGGTTTGCCATTGCACTATTCGCAATCACTCTGAACTGGGGTCTGAGGGGAGTTAGGCTGAGCTTAGGGAGGATTGTCTTTAATAACACAGTGTGCAGCTCTAAAGGGTTGTGATAACTTGATGCATAACGATTGAGGGACTTTCCCAGTTTTGCTATTGCCTTGACGACCAATATCTTGTCTTTCCTTTCAGCACGCCTTATCACATCTTCCCCAAGGAGGCTCTGAGTTGACCTAGATCTGACAATAGCCATTGTATCATTGAAGTCCTTCCACTGAGGAGTGGCTTTTATCAGCTCAGAGATAGTTTGGACATTCACATTTTTACACATAGTCATATAATGATATATCTCTTCAACTAGCCTGGGTGGTAGTGGGTGGTCAACTAATTTGTATTGGCCTTCAGCCTTCTTCCGTATTTGTTCTATGATCCATGATGAAGCTGGTGCCCCATTGACAGCTGGCAGTGACGTTGAGATCCGGTGGCCCTCCAACAGAGCAGTGATTGCAGACATCTTTGTTGGTGGGTTATCTAGGATATGTTCGATTATTACCTGCACTTCTTCTGGGCGAGTCTTTGATATGAAGTGCAGATCTGCAATAAAATCAGAATCTGGCTCAAGTGAGGATGCAGTAGACATCATAAATGGTGATGGCATCCTGAAACCCCCACAGCGAGGAGGTAGGACCAGCAACCAGAACAAACATTTTGCATTTGTCAAGGGAACAACCTTCCGTATTTCATTCACAGTTTCTATTATGCCTATGAAATGAGATGCCTGTGCATTAAAGCCTGCTAATGCGAGAGCACTGCATTGACCTTGCATTTGTGTCAGCCGCGTATAGAAAGAATTGAAGCCTTTCATCTCCTCTGACCTGCCAACTGCGCAGGCTTCTTTGACCCACTGGGGTAAGATCCTGCCATCGAGGCATATGTCACCGAGATATTCCCATATGTTGTGTGATACTAAGGTCTTCCCTAGATGGAACTCAAGGCCGAATCTCTGGTATACACCCCTTATTATCCCAATAAGGTCTCTCACTTGCTGTTTCGAAAAATCTGCTGGTAAGGATATATGTAACAGCCCGTCGTCAGAGTAAGCTAAGAGTGTCCCTTGTAGTCCTGCCTCATGGAGGGCAATCTCCATTATGGTGGCATGGATCGAGGACCACACAAAATTCAAGAAACCTTCAAAGCCCCCTTTAACCCCGGCAATATAATTAAAATAACCCCTCGTGTTGTGTACTATAATTGAATTCCTGAAGAAGAGGTCTATCCTCCTCATCCATGATTCACCGGTGATTGCTGATAGGGTGTCACCAAAAACACGTATGAGTGGCATTGGGAATTTCATTGAGAAACTAGTCATGTCAAATGACATAAAGAGTGATTGTGACCCACCATATTGCGATCGCATCCGATCAGCGAATTGCTCTAGATCACGTCTGCGTGCGGAGTAGGTCTTAACTATCGACACTCCTGCTTGCCTCTTTGAGATCTGCTTGGCGAGCCGTTCAACTCCCTGTGTCAGGACCTTCAACTCTTGCTCTCCCATGTAGAAGATCCTAGTGATTTCTTTATGCACCTCAGTGAGCTTTGGTTCGGTGAGCACGAGATACGTCATATCAGGATTTTCCTTAAGAAATGATATCAGCTCCACATCTGGGATGTCTTCAATTTCGACACCTGGGAATCGTGCTTCGAAAGCTTCATGCATGCGTACGACGTGCTCAAACCGCCGGATAGCAGCAGGGAGATTGAGCTTATTCTCACCTTTGAGAACGGTGACAACGTCATTAATTGGCTTAATATTTGGGGGGTTTGCAGACCCAGCAGCAAATATATGACCAGCCATAGTTTTTGTTAATTCGTTTAGGCGGCCATCACTTAGCTTCTTATCTGGTGCAGAGGATTTATCAGACACAGGGATATATGTCGACTGAAAATTCTGGAACCTTGCTATTGGAAGGAGCTTGAGGTCTGCGAATCGCAAGGGATGGGTACGATTTAATTCTGCCTTGTTCACCGAAGAAGCATTAATCATATCAATTAGTGCTCCATCACCAAAGCCATCTAAGCACCTGACCTGATGCCCCATGTCAAGCATCGATAATATGAGGGATTTATTTGATGCACCCCTAAACATAGGGATATTTCGGGGGTCAACCCTATTTGGGCAAGTGATACCCTGGATCTTTTCAAAAGCCTTCTTTAAATTTGCTTCTGGGTTTGGAGTTATTTTATAGATGTTGGAGTAGATCAAGCGGTCAACATTGGAGACGAATGCTTCCTCTAGAGCCTCAGTTATAACCTCTGCGCCAAAGCGTTTCTCATCTGATAAATCCTCTGCTATTAGCAGCCACAACGGCTTGTCAAATATGTTAGATCGGTCCTGACGTGCTATCAAGATTGTGCGAGCGGCTTTCGCATATTCACCGCACGCCTCTGGGTTCCGACGTGCATTCTTTAAGAATGCACAGAATAGCGTCCTTATTGATGCTGCTGGAGAGTACCTGAACGACGAATAGGCTGCAGTGATGACAAGGTTGGCCAAGTTTCTCAGCAACTGTTCTAAGCGCTCCAAATGTACAGTGAGCATCCAATATGATGCCTCATTCGTCTCGATGATATAAAGATTATCAATGCGAACCATGGATAATCCATGTACTATAGGTGCCCTCTCCCTATGCTCAAAACCTACTCTCCTTTGTGCCACTGCCGTCGCACCTCTCGCGAGCCTCCCTAGTGCCAGGGACCAGGCACGCAAGAAGTTGTACCATGAGAGTGAGTGATGATCATCGCCATGTTGTAGCATCATCTTTGAGGCTGGGAAGGTTCCATTTGAGGTCTCTGACGCGACTCTCATCGCAATTGATGTTGAATGATTCATATGTCTCAATTCTTCTTTAGGTACATATTCATTCTTTATGTTATCTATGATGAGTGATGCAACTTCCCAAACTGATCTATTGCCTTGCATCTCATTTGGGAGTTTAACATCAAATGTGTGTTTACCACTTTGAACCTCCTGTTGCATACCCAGTACCAGTCTTTTTGTCTTTCGCAGGAGATGCTCTGTGTGGTAAGAAAAATTTTGATAGTCAGCATCGACTAATCGCGTGATGGTTCGGGAGAGCTTAGGCTTAAAATCCCGCATAGTATCGAGGTTTGTGAGGGCAGAGAGTGACTTAGCCAATGAGACCGTTGACAACAGTGGCATCCTGCAAGATTTATCGAATATATTATGTGATTCCTTTTATTCTGTTTCAGATG